TGATCGTCTTCGCGAGTACGGTCACCCGATGCTTCGTATGCTTGCGGATTATGCCTTCCTCTACTCCGCCGCAAATCTCGCGAACGCTGGTTATCTCCGAATTAAGGACTGGGCCGGGAAGTATCACAAGAACCATAATATGCTCCCAAAAGATTTCGATTATCTTGCCAACCGCCCTAACCTATTCGTCATCTATCACCAGTACAATGGCGCTCACGAGAAACGCTACAATGAGAAATACGGTAAACCTGTTGATCACAGCGTTCTCTCTTCTGAAAACCCTCTTACCGACGATGCTGCCCATATACTCATCGACGTCGGCTATTACGATGGTGTTTTCGACGCTATTCGCGCCTCGACCGGTTCTATTCGCGGTTATATGGCGCTCATTCTCTATCCTGGCCCTGATGGAGAATTTGAATATTACGACGGTGAAGGTTATTATATAAAAAGGGCTGGGCGAGTTGTTTCTTACCCCAACATGAACCCCGTGGAGTACGAGCATGAGGTCCCATTCCTCAAACTCCGACAGACTCACTCTCTTATCCGTAAGGACGGGTTCACAGTTTCTTTCGCCCCAAAACTTGACGTGGAAATAGGCACCAACGCTTACTACGTCATCTACGAGTTCTTTACGCATACCGGCACTGCTCTTTCCACTACATCCGGTACTGTTTTAGCGAACTCGAAATCCGCCAAGATATCCCGCGAACTTACTTTTATCGATGTTCAAGCGGCTATGTCTTTTCAAGGTCTTTATAACGGCCAGGCGGAATATAATGCTGTCTTCAAGGCGAAGCCTGGCGTCGTTACCGTCAGTGTCTATCCAGACCTGATCCTTAAAGCCAAGCGGTACGTCACGTTCAAAAGTGACGAAAAAGACGCTATGAAGCAGCTGGAGTTCTTCCGAAAGATGGCCTTGGAAGAACTTCACCTTAAAAGCGAGAGTGAGATACTTCATCATTATCTTACTGCCTAGATGAAGCAGCCACTTCCCTTCGTGTTGTCCGTGGCTACGTTGCTGGTGGCGACTATCAGCATGCTCGCATCCAACCTACCGCTCAGCGGTCTTGGTTAGCTCGTCTGATCACTCGGACTGGCTCACAACCCTTGATGCCTGCTTTAATCCTTTTCGCTTCCGCCAGCTTCACTCGTAGGCTTCTTGACCGGCCTCTCTCCGGTCACCTCATCTCTCGCTTCCTTCACTTCACGCTTGACACCTTCTTTGGTTATAACTTCATCAAGCGTGCTTGTC